GAGGGGTTAAAATACCATTTTTTAGACTTCTTACCCGCTGGGGCAAAATCCTTAACGGGTATAACAGCCTACCTAAACAAGGCGTAAAGAGTGAGTTTGATATAGATTATTTGGTGTGGCTACCGATCATAAAGGGTTATGCCACGCTAAACGACCTACGCACTATTTACGACCTAGAGGACGCAATAGCAATGCATGAGGTTATTATCGAGCTACTAAACGAGGAGCGCCGAGCCTTAGAAAAACAATAAGGCTCACTCCTCTATTTTTTTACTTCTATTCTTTATTATTTCTATTTCGTCAAAAGTCAAATTACTCAAAAAATCAAGCAATTTAAAGCGCCAGTTATCCTCCCCTGATTTAGCCCAGTCGTTTAACGTGGCGTAGGGGATGCCAAAAATTTCAACAAAATCTTTACGTTTAGGCGTTTTATTTTTTTGCATTTTCTAACTCTTTTATGCGTTTAGTTAGCTTGCGGTTACGCCACATCTCATAGATTAGGGCGATACAAACTACTAATTGAGCCACATCAAAAACAATATCCATTTTAAGCTCCTTATAAAGTGTAGTGTCTTATAATCGAACTCAAGGGGGTGGCTCAAAGCCACCCTTTAAGGATTTCTATTATCGCTAGAAGTGCGGCTAACGCTTCTAGCAACTCTTTTAACCCTTTCAGAAATATTTTCATATTTCCTCCTTGAGTTCTTATTGTCAAAAAGGCTTTTTATCCCTTTTGATAAGATAATTATATAATAATATCCCTTATTTTATGCTTAATAATTATGTATATCATAATTTAATATAGCAAAAACACAAGCCGAAACCATTACTAAAATTTGCTCTAATATGCCCCTAAAAGGATATATAGTGCTATTAGATGAATTTCTCTACAAAATCGGATTTGATGTTGATAGTGGCAAGATAAAGCAGATAGAACAAGGGCTAAAAAATATCTCTAGCCTAGCCAAGCAAACAGCCCAGCCCATAAGCGACGCCGTAAAAGCTGGTATGGAAAGAAATGCCGAGCTAATAGCAAAATTAGAACAAGCCAAAAATCAAGGCGTAGAGTGGTGCGAGGAAGCTAAAGGGCAAGCCGAGGAGCTCACTGCTAGTTTTCACGAAGTGGCAGAAGCAGAGGAAAAGGTCGGCGAAAAAGCAAAAGAAGCAGCGAAAGAAACAAAGAAACTAACCGAGAAAAAGCCAGCTATTGGGCTAAAACAAGAGTTTGACGGGCTAAGAAACAAGTTTTTGTTAATCGGGGCGGCAGCAACGGCAGCAAGTGGGCTAATAGCCAATTATTTAACTGTGCCACTTCAAAATATCCAAGAGCTAGCTAAACAAAAAAATAAATTGTTTGATATAACCCAAGCCGAAATAGATCAGGCGAAAGAGTACCAAGATCGCCTGCAAGAAAGCAAGACGGCAATGCAGTCTATCACTACACAAGTAGCACTAAAGCTAGTCCCAGTCGTTAATCAAAGCCTAAAAGGGTTTAATAATTTTCTAAAAGCAAATAAGGCATTGGTGGTTGAGGGGCTAACTAATGTCTTTAAATGGATCCTAAAGCTCGGTCAAGTTTTTACAAATACGTTTAGATTTTTGAACAAAGTAATAAGTAGAACGATCGGCTGGAAAGCGGCGCTATTAATTCTTGTAGGCGTTTTGGCAGTCGTTAAACGTGCAATGCTGGCGGCATTTTTAACCAACCCTATCGGCTGGGTAATTATGCTAATAGGTGCGCTAATGCTAGTAATCGACGATTTAATGACCTATTTAGACGGCGGGGAAAGTTTGTTTGGCGACTATTGGAAACCTTGCATCGAGTGGGGCAAAAAAGCCATTGAGGTATATAAAGAGATCGAACCGACAATAAAAAAAGTTTGGGATTTTGTAGTTAATTACATCACTCAAAGCGTAAATGCGATAATCGGCGTGTTTAAAATGTTATATGGCGTATTTACGGGCGATTGGGAGCTGATAAAAAAAGGTTTTAAAGACGTGGGCGACGCTATCCTTAAGGCGTTTGAAGTGCCATTTAAATGGATTAAAAGACAATATGACGAGTACATAGCTCCGATTATCAACGCCGTTAAAAATTTTGATATAGGACAAACCGCTAGCGATATGTGGGAAAGCACAAAAAGCTTTTTAGGTTTTGGCAATGATACGCCAAAGGCGGCACTGGCTACACAATACGCCGACAACAATAGATCGGTGCAATATCACGGCGGAACAGCCACTACAACGATCAACGTAAATACAAATAACCCACAAATGGCGAACCAAATAATTAACAATAGGCAAAAAAACGACCTAGCATTTACCCAAGCTAATTTAAGAGGGGGCTATTAATGATCGAAGTAATAAGCCGTAAGATAGGCACGTTTAGGTTAGACGCAACCGAGCAAGAAAACAATAAAAGCATGCTACGCACTACTAAAAATCCTATTGAAAGCGGTGCAAATGTAGCCGATCACGCCGTGCTAGAGCCGAAACAAATAACGATTAAGGGCAAAATAGTAGCTTATGAGCCGCCAACGCTAACGAGAGGCGATGAGATTATGCAAGTAGTTAGATTTAACCTGCCATACATAAAAACCGCCCACCGCTTCACACAAAAAGCCTATAAATTATACGCTAACGCAAAACATATAAAAAACGAGGCAATGCGATACGCTAGGATTTTTGGCATTGATAAAAAAATACGTGAAATAGCGCCGTTTTTAACCGACGGAAAAGAAAATAAGGACAACAGCACCGCAAAAAATAGACTACAAAGCCTATACGAAAAGCTTTTGGAAGTGCAAAAAAGCGGCGAGTTTTTAGTGGTTACAACTGGGCTAAAAACTTACAAAAATATGCTAATCACGAGCATAGAGATAACCACCGAAAGCGACCTTTACGCTGATGTTACGCTCACGCTCGAGGAGGTTTTTGTGGTAGAAACAAAAACCGCAGCGGGGCTAAACATAGGGCTAAAAGGTGGCAAGAGTGCCGTAAATTTAGGCAAGACCGAGCCAAAGCTAAAAAAAACAAGCCTTTTAAAGGATATATTTTGATTTACGAAATAATGACAACAAAAGAGTTAAAGCAAACGCAAAATTTTAATATATTTGGTATGGAGCTAGAGCTAACGCTTAAATATAACGAGGTCGGAGCTGTTTGGCAATTTGATCTAACCGATCTAAACACAAATAAAATTTTGGCTTTTAATAAAGGCTTGGCGGTTAATGCACCTAGCCTAATTAATAAAAGCCTGCCTTTTGTTTTAATGTTAGCCGATACCACGAAAAGCGGCGTTAATTGCGTAGATTTTAGCGAGCTAGGCGAACGCTTGAAGCTTTATGCCATTAGCAAAAAAGAGTTTAACGCGGCTATGAGCGAGCTAGCAAAGGACAGGACGTGAGGCAATATGGCAGGCGTTATCGCCTAGAGATAGGCAACAGCACGCAAAGCATAGTAATAGACAATCTCGCTATAAGCTTTAATATTGAAAAAACGATCAGTGAAGAGCCAAACACTAGCAAAATAGAAATTTATAACCTAAACGCCAACAACCGCAACCAAATAGCAAATAAGATTTTTAACCAAGTGAAATTATTTGCAAGCTACGATGAACCAAGATTAATTTTTGCAGGGCAAATAACGCAAGCTTACACCAGCCGCAATGATTTAGATTTTATAACACATATTGAGTGTGGTGATGGACAAAATGACTATTCAAAATCTAGGGTATACACGACGCTAAAAGCTGGCGTAAAGGATAGCGATGTAGTAAATATGTGCGTTAAGGCGATGTCAAGCTCAAAACAAGGCGTGGTAGATTTGCCAAAAGATAAAGCCTTGCCACGTTGTAAGGTACTAAGTGGCGATATAAAGGACTATTTAAAACACGTAGCCAAGAATAACGACGCTAACTGGCACATATTAGACGGCAACTTAAACATTTTGCCAAAGAACAAAATTTTAAGTGATAGTGAGGGTTTTATCCTAAGCGAAAAAACTGGGTTGATTAATAGCCCAGAAAAAACCGACGACGGACTAAGGGTTACGTGCTTATTAAATCCAAAATTAAACATAGGCTCGCTAATACGAATACAATCAATTTTAAGCGAATACGACGGCGATTATAAAATAACCCAGCTAACGCATAGTGGCGATTTTTTAAACGACACTTGGCAAACGGAATTAATTGTAATAAACGGAAAATTTCACAAAGTAGAGAAAAAATGAACGATCCAAATTTAACGCAAATTTTTAATAGCGGACTACTAAGCTTTGAGGCAGGGGTGCATACGGCGTTACCTGCTAAGGTGCTTAAATTTAACGCAGGCGACAATACGGTGCAAGTCGAGCTAATGATAAACGAGCTAAAACGTGACGGCGTGAGCGTGCCATTGCCGCCAATAGATGATGTGCCAGTGCAATTTTTTAGGGGTGGCGATTTTGTAATTACTACACCGATAAGAAAGGGCGATCACGGACTTTGTGTATTTGCTGAGCGTTGCATTGATGGCTGGTTTGCTAGTGCTAGTAAGGGCGAGCCGTTAGATTTTAGGCTACACGACTATTCGGACGGCTTCTTTTTAACTGGCTTTAGCCCACGTCCCTTAGCGGTTAAAGATGTGGATTTAGACGGCGTTTGCATGCGAACACTAAGCAAAAGCACCTACCTAAAACTAACCGAGGGAAAAATCATAATCAAGGGCAATATAGAACAGACGGGCGACTACAAGCAAGTAGGAAATAAAAACCTAGTTGGCAATTTTTCACAAGTCGAGGGCAATAGCGTAAGTAGTGGCACAATTACCGCCGAAGATATGATAGGTAGTGGCGTAAGCTTAAAACACCATACACATGGCGGAGATAGCGGTGGCACAACTACACAACCAAACTAAGGGCTAATAAGTGAAAGTAAGGGCGATAGATAGCGAGGGCGACTGGTTACTAGGGCATAAAGCAGATAGTGCTGCAATAGCCCAAAACGTGAAAACGCAAATTTTAAGCCTTTACAATGACTGGTTTTTGGATTTTGAAAACGGCGTTAGGTGGTTTAACTACTTATCAAAAAATCCTAATATTGACAAGATGAGAGACGAGATAAAAAGGCAAATCTTAAGCGTTGAGGGCGTTAGCAGTTTAGAGATTTTAAATATAAACACAAATGAACGCAAGGCAACGATTGAGGTGCAATATAGGGATATTTACGACGAAAGCCAAAGGTTATATATAAATGCGAGTGAGTGAAAATAGAATAATAATCGATGAATTAGAGACCATAAAAGAGCGTTTA